CCGTACTATCGTGATGTTACGACGATAGATCCCGGCACTGGTTCGTACTCCGTCACCTATTTGTATTTTAGGTGGCGGGGCACTTACTGGGAGTTGATCGGAAGCGAAGTAAGAAGCGCTTCTGGCAACCTTGACGGGCGTGCTCCATGGACTCCGGTACGACCGGTACATTTGAGCACCGCGGATAGCTATAACAAGGCTATAGCGAGTTTCTCTAACGAACTTGCGGGGAAAATGCATGCTTTTGAGGGCATGATGTTCCTTGGCGAGCTCAGAGAGACTTCGAAAACACTTAAGTCTCGTACTCTGGACTTCTTTCGCCAGATCAAGAGGGATTTCAGAGGCCTCAAAAAGGCGCCTGCTAAAACTCTATCGAGACTTTGGTTAGAGGTTCAGTTTGGCTGGAAGCCCTTTATCAATGACATTGATAACCTCAAAGAGGCAATAGTCAAAGAGCGGCTACACCAGACTCGTATTACGGCCAAAGCAAGCTCACCGCCAGCGGCAACTACCGCTATTGGTGTAGTTTACTTAGGTGCCGGCAGCTTTGAATCAACGAAAACTTACCGGACGACAACGAAGTCGTCCACGCGAGTAGTTGGTCTGCTGTCTTACGACAAACTGCGAGCGCTTTACGGCGATAACCGTGAGCTCTCGAAGTACGGGTTTGACAATCTCAGATTCGTACCCACCCTCTGGGAGTTGATGCCATACTCATGGCTCGTGGACTACTTCACCAATGTAGGCGATGTAATCAACGCTATACACGTCGAAAAACGTGGCTTAGTGTATCATGTCGCATCCACGAAGAAAATCACCGACCTCGAAATAGGCTACAGCGGGAGCAGATCGCTCCTTCCTGCAGGCGAGAGTAGTGTAGTTGGTGGTGGACACTTCCATTCGGCCTCCGGCCATAAGGCACGCCGGTTCACGTTTACGCGGGTAATTCCGAGTACACTTGTGCCTAACCTTGCAACGACATACCCACCCTTAATGAGTACGAAGTGGGTGAATATGTTAGCAGTTGCAATCCAGAAACTCCGTTGATTCGGAGTCAACTCTTCCTTGGATAAAACCAATTGCATTTAGTCCTTCAACGCCCATTACAGGGGCAACCGTTGCTGGCTTAACGAGCCCAACGTATACAATCGTGGCTGATGTGCCACCCAATGCAACGTCGCGTCAGTATGCTGTTACCGCCCTGGGCGGCACACAGACTGGCGTTATCGCGCATGGGGTCGCCTCCCCGTTCACAATTACCGCACATCGTCCTTTGGCTTACAAAGGCCTGGGCTATGTTGACCCTGCAAAGGGTATTCGCGGGACGGTACCCAAGAATGTGCATAAAGTCATTACCCGCAAGGGGGTGATACCGCTAGCTGGCAATTCTCCTGTGGTCATGGTAATGACTACGGAAATTAGCGTGCCGGCGGGTGCCGACTTGGCTGATCCGTTAAGTGTTAAGGCCTGTCTGAGCGCGCACCTCGGTGCCGTTTGGGCTCAGAGCTCTGGACTTGGAGATACCGTAGTTACAGGTATCCTTTGATGTTCCTCCGTTCTTGTCTTGCGACAGCCTTAGTTAAAAGGGTGGTGATATGGCTAATCAGCCTCTCG